CATTGTTGGTTACACCGTACACATCTCTAGAACTGATGTTTGGCGTGGCAGGCATTTTACCATTGATACCCGGTGCGGCTTGAATCCAAAAACCTGCTCCTGTACCTGCAGTGCCGTCGATGAAGTTAATTTGTCCACGCATGTTTGATTGCGTGGCGCTAGAATAGTACAGCGTATCCGGAGCATCTTGTGGAACTACAAATGTCACGAGTCCTGTCACTGCACCATTATTGGTCACACCTGAACTATAAACATTGTTCAAGCCAGTTGTAGCGGCTGTTTTAATGTAGAATGGATATACTCCATTTAAATTCAAATTAAACACATACGTATTGCCACGTGCTAGTGTCAGCGTAGGATTGTTAGCATAATCAATAACATACGCACTGGTTCCAGAATTGGTCACACGATAATTTACTGTTTCCTTGTCGTTTTGTGCAACTTGAAAAGTATAGCTACCACCTCGCACTAGATCAACTGTTGGGTTGTCTCCATTCAGACCAGAAAAGGTATAAACGCCATTGGCTCTGGTTACTACAAAATTATCACTTGCCGGCACACCTGTAGCGGCCACATCCACTGCACCTGGACCACCTGGCAGCCAGAAGTACTGACTGAAGTTAATAAATGTATCCCAATCAACAAACGGATCCCAGGTATAGTATTCACTTTCAAACAGTCTGTCTGGACGTGCTGAGTTGCCACCTGGATAGTCAAGTGAATCAAGCAGTCCTGGATATGTGATAACATCTTCAATGGTGTTGGTGTCTGGTTTGAGACTAATAATTCCTGGCTCGAGTTGATAATCAGCACGAACCTTGGTTGATTCTACAACATACTTTTCGTTGGGGTTCACACCTGGGCCCACAGTACGGCCAATAAATCCTTGAGTCTTTTTAAATTTAGGCTCTTGTATCAACTGATCCAGCGTGGCTGCCAGGAACTGTTTGTTTACATCAGTCTGAAAAATTTCAGGTAAAAAATCTACGCTACGTACTTTTGCCATTAAATGACTCCACTGCCTGGTGCTGTTCTAAGATTGGTGCTGGTCAATGCTTCGATCACCTCTATATTAGTTATGTCTGCCGCATTCACGAAGATTTCGTTGGGCTCTGATCTGATCTCATACAAGTCGCCAAAGCTCTTCTGACTGTTCAATGGTACTAGAACTACTGAACTAATGATACTGCCAAGTGTTCTGTGTAGGTATCCTGCCAGTTCAGAGAAGTAGAAGGTATCACCAAAGTTCCACTTGTCAATTGAGAAGTAGGTGTTCATGGCTGCTACCACACTGCTCTTGATCTCGCTGGTGCTTGCTGTAGATCCTTGTGCCTTGATCACTTTGATTGTGGCTCGTAATTGTTGTGCAGCTTTGGCACCAAACAATGGTTTGAAGTTTACAGAGTTCAACACAATGTTATCAGAAATCATTTTGTAATCTTGTAAGCCTTGGTACGCAGTTGACAACTCATCAATTGTGGGAACATCAGGTTGCGTAACTGTGCCAGTGGTGTCTTTGATCCAGTTCTGGTAAGAAGTGTAATATGCCTGTGTAACCACATACAAGTCAATGATGTTGGTGGTACCTGGGTCAATACGATTGGTCAGTGGTGAGTTGTGGCGGTATTGGAAGTATAAGTTTTGTCTGCCTGATCTTGCAATCCATCCTGACTGTTCAACCAATGTTCTGGCTCCTGCAACATTGATACTCAGTAGATAAAACGCTGGCGCAACAATTATTTCGCCACTGCTGTTGTAGGTGCCGTAGGCATAAAATACTTGTCCAGGACTCCATTCAGCTTTTACCAACTCAATGTCATCTAGTGTGGCATAGTCTGAATTAACTACGCCTTCTTCAACCAGCAAATAACGTTGTAAATTGTCAAAGTCCACAGTTTGTTGTAGGAACACCCAAGGGCCTGTGCTGGGAATAGCAGGAACAGGACCTACAATTTCTTCAAAGAAGTCTGGGTTGTCAGGCACGCCATCATTGTCGCTGTCGCGGAAACTTACTAACACCTGGAAGTCATCAACATACCCATCACTCTCAACAGGTTGTCCAATGATATTCATATAGATATCACTTTGCAAAGGATTGCTGTTATTTGGTTGGGTGTTCATGGCCAACACATTGATAAAGTCTTTGATAATTGTGCCAGTGCGGCTATCGTAAACCAACTGGTCATCATAGAAGAAGAAACGTGTTTGTAACACACTACCAAAGTTATATGCAAGGCCACGGAATGTCACTGTGTAGTTTTGATTTTCAACCACAAATTGTGCCAACCAGCTGGCGTCTTTGTTTGTGCCAGATGTATCTCCAGCATATTCTTGGCTCCAGGTGGCATTGGCATCAAGATTTGTACTGGTAATTAGATACCAAGTACCTGGATCAATCTTGTTGCCTTGCGGCGTGGTAATTTCTGTGCTGGCATATCCAATGCCAAAATTACGGAACAACTCAATTTGATCGCCCATCTGTTGTTCTAATGACAATGGCAAATCTGTAATAAAAACAGGAATAATACTGTCAACTACTGCATTTGTTGGCACAAAGTTATTCAGAGTCACTGGACCAGCACCAGATGGTAGATTGCCTAGGCCGCCATTGTATCCGTCGCCAATGATGGCCTGAGGGCTTGCCCAAATTTCTAAACTCTCATCAGGCTTGGTTGGCACACCGGGTTGTAATCGATTGTTACGATCAAAATAGTAAGTGATACCATTGATTGTGGGTGCGGTAAATTTAATAATGCTACCAACCTGAACATAGTTAAAAACAGTTGTGGTGCTGTTTCCAACAGGAATAGCATTTCCAGCGGCGTTTTTAAAATAGCCCGTGGTCTCATTGGCCAATGTTGTGCTTTGTTGCCAGGTGCTCAATGCTGTGGCCGAGTCTGTTATGTTAACTTCGGGTCGTGGAAAGTTAGCATAGTAAAACTGCTTCATTGTGGCCTGACCAATTTGTGGTTGAGCAGAGTTACTGACAAAGTCGGCAATTTCGTTTCGGTTGATCCAACTGAATAATATGGTAGGAAGAATATTTTGTTCCCACACAGCACCATCACTAGAGAAAGTGTTGGTTGATGAATATTTGCCGGTGTTATCAACTAGATCCAAATATCGGCTTGTACCAATCGAACTACGATTCAAGGCTTTGCTTTTAATAATACTATTGTAAGCAGTATACGGAAACAGATTGTAGTCTTCGCCATTGACCATACGGTTCTGTGTGTAGTATCTAGCAGGAGCACGTTGCTTGATTGCGTCAATTGTTTCACGAGCCTGTGCATTGCTCACTGGTTGGGTGATACCACAAGTGAATGTAATTGTTTGTACGTTACCATTACGATCGGTGTAGCTGATTGGCAACGTAACGTTTTGCATTTCTTCTGGATTGATAATGTACTGCAGGCCATTTGATGCACGAGTATAACAACGGAAGATGCCAACAGGAATTTCTGAGAATACCCCGTCACCAAATACCAAAGTGATTTGGTCATTGCTACGACTGGTAGTAGAATAGATTGGACGCAGTAATACAGTTTGTTCAGCGGCTGCTGTGTACACACTTTCTACATATTGCCATTCACGATTGATGTTGCCCACGTTGGTAAGTTCAAACAACCAACGGTCTTCGTTGTTAACCCCTTCCACGTTGATGTTCACAGTACGATTGCTGGTGCGTTCAGCCAAGTTAAAATCTGTGTTCTGCAATGTGCCTTGCTTGAACATAAAGAAGTAGCCGGTGTTGGCCGAACTAAATCCCAATTGATCATTACGGAATAATACGTTAAAACTTGTGTTTGGAACTGGTGCAGGTTCATACAAGTAATCACGACCAGCACTGGTGGATGTAACTGCTTCAAAAGGCATGTTGACACCATCAACTGTGGCAGTATAAGGAATAACAGGTAAGAACCCAGGCACTAGATTCACCGCATATTCAGCAGTGTCTACACCTAGTAATGTTTGTTTGTTGCCTGGACGGCCCACACGTTGCGTATCAACCAAGGCAGCATTAATAATTGCTGTGAATTGTTCTTGCCAGTCTGGGTTTGTAGGATCAGCCCAGTCAACTGTGACGTTGCTTAAATTAACTCCGTTGTAGTCTGTAACGTTTTCTGTTGTGGTAACATTGAATACTTTCAACAGGCCTTGTGCGGCGGTGTTACGTTTGGGACTGTAGCTTACTAGGTTAGCAAGGCGCACAACTGAATCTCTACGTTCGGCTGTGTCCATGTAATTTTCACGAGTGTTAAGGTCAGTACGGAAAGCAAGACTTTGTCCCATGAACGCAATAATGTCCAAGAGTGCAATAAATTCACTTGATTCAATATAATCATTGAATGTTTCTGGGTAATACAAACGTAGATAATCTACAAAACTCTTGCGTAAAGTTTCAAAATCGTAGCTTTGGAAGTCTGCTTCTCTATACGTTTGATAGATCTGCTTCCAATCTTCTACCCCAAATATTGCCGTTTGTCTAGTGGTTGTTGCCATTGTTCTGTAACCTTTGTGTCACTAAAAGTATTTATGGCTACTAAAAACGGCGTAGTTATACGTAGGATGCTACTCGTTGTTGCTGATCAAAGAAAATGCTGAGTATTTCTGCATTTTGTGTGGGCACCACAGTGAGTTGTATTTCAATCAAGATGCCATTTTCTTGTGGATATGTTTGTATGTCGCTGATGTAGATACGTGGGTCTCCACCTGCCACACGCTGTATTTCTGCTTCTATTCCGTTTTGGGTTTGAGTAGTTTGTGGTTCAAACAAAAAATCCCAAATTACTGTGCCATATGCCGGGCGGCCGGGCAATTGTCCTTGGCGTATATTGAACGCATTCAACAGGTCTCGTTTGATCAAATCAAAGTCAGTTAACGTAAACTTTTTGTATTGATTAATGGTATTAAACCCAATGAATGTAGTCATAGTAATATTTATATGCTTTGTAGTGCGGCTCTAAATCGGCGAATGTTTTCAAGATCGTTATCTAGTAATTCAATCAAGGATTGAGCGTTTCCAAGTGCCAATCGTGCTTTTGTAGCCAAAGTTTTGTTGCTGGCTGCCACAGATGTTGCCAACGCATCTAGCTTGTCGATGATTGGTGTGACTTCAGATTTCAGTGCAGTTATTCTTGCTTCCCTGGCATCAACATTATCAGATGTTAGTGGCTCAGAAATAATTGTCAGGTCCTTGTTTCCAATGGTGCTGAGTTGCTTGCCAATTTCTTTTAATTCTTGCTCAGCCGCAGGGTTTGGAGTTCCTTTGCTGAAGTTCAAGCTGGGGATCTTATCATTACCAATTACTCTACCAACAGCGGCATTGAGAGTTGTTTTGTTAATTGTTCCGATTGATCCTGTAACTTGTTTGATGTTCAATGACTCATTGGCTATTTTTTCATCCACTAAGTTCACCGCGAACGATGCATCTTTGGCTGTTTGATTGAACTTTGCAACAAGGTCTGGGCTCAGGTCTGCTGTTTGCCCTTTGGCCCAGGCCAGTGTTGCAGTAACATCCTTGGCGGCATTTAATGCAACTCCGCCAAGCACTGTTGCTGCCAATTGATCTACAGGCAGGCCTAGAGATTTAACTTGAGCAAGGCCAGTAGTCATTAGAGTCTGTTGTACTTTGGTTTGTGCTGCCGGATTGGAGAGTAAATTTTGTACTTGATTAACTCCATCTTTGCCGGTCCATACAGCAGGACTGTTTAACACACTGGTTATGGAATTTTGTCCTGCAGAAACATATTTGGCTGCCATACCTGGTTTGACATATCCTGCTTTTTCCAACTGCCCAACATCAAGTCCAAAATTACCAGCGCCACCAAGATTACTCACAATTGACGATGGTTGTGCCACCAGCTTGCTTGCCTGTGCCAGTGTTCCAGTAACCTGAGAAGTATCTAAATTTCCAATGCTGCCAAGTGCCGGCAACGCTTTGACAAAGTTGCCTGGATCAATTCCGTTGGCAACGCCAGTCTTGGCAAGTGCAGACGTAATGCCGTTGGTTGCTTTGGAAACTGACGCTCCTATACTGCTTATGCCCGAGGTCAACTGAGCCTGTGCTGATTTTAAACCATCGGCTACTTGCGTGGCCGCATTCAATACATCGCCAGCTTTGAATCCTGTCAAGCCGCCTGTCTTGACTTGTTTTTCAAATATGGCCTGTGCCTGTGCTTGTGTCAGAGTGTTAGGTCCTGTGATTTTAAATGTTTTTGCACTATCGGCGTCTACTGGCGCACCTGGTACTTGATCAATGTTAAATGTAAATGTTCCCATGTTACTCTGCCTGTATTTCTATGCCTTCAGGAACAGGTTCAGCTCCCGGCGGTGGTGGTGGTTTGCCTTGTTCAAGACTTAGTTTGACATCAACACCTTCATTGTGATAACTGTAAGGCTCATGTGTAGGAGCACGGCTCACAATACTTTCTAGTCCATCCACTATAGTTTGCCAGCCTTTGCGGGTATCAAACTCTGTGTCATCCATTACAGTTTTGACCACTGGTTTTGGTGAGGTTACTGAGGCTGCG